TTTGTCCATCGCCTCGGACCAAATCATGCTGTCGTCGGCTTTTAATCCGTAAGTCTCCACCAACATAGGCAGTGTGACAAGATCGTCGTCAGCAAGCCCTGTGAGCTTCTTATAACCTCTTGTGACTCGCTCCCCTGTGGACATCAGGCTGTAAATCCTTCGAGCGGATTCGCCTGAGACGGCTTTGCCCTTGCGCAGTTGTTCCCAACTGTTGACGGCGTCGGATAGCTTCTCGCTGATGCTCCGATGGCCGCGATAGTTGAAGAGGTAACCACTAGACTTTAGTTCAAGTGCAACGGGCTGAAGGTGATAGCCAGCCTGTGACAAGATGAGCCATGACCCTTCGGACATATCGAGGGCAGCGATGGTGCTGATGCGTGTGATCTTGCCTGCTTCTTCTTTGGGCTCGTACCTTTTTGGGAATCGACGTGTAATGCGTCGCACGACATTCTCTGCGAGGTGGTGAACGGATTGGGGGATTCGATAGGATTGTGAGAGGATCTCTGATCCGCCGGGCAGGTTAATAAACTGATCAACATCCGCCCCCGCCCATCGATAGATAGCTTGGTCATCGTCTCCAGCACAATACATACGTGTCGACTTAGCATCAATCGCGTGAGCAATCTCCCACTGCAGCGGACTCAAGTCTTGCGCCTCATCTAAGAAGCATAGATCAAATTTGGGGCAGTAGTACTCAGCACCTTTAGCAAACTCTTCCAACATGTCCGTAAAGTCGTACAGGTTCATCGTGTCTTTGTACTTCCTTAAACACTTTTCAACGTAGTTTACCGTGTTCCAATCTTGCTCGATGTTGCTGATGTTGTACTGCTCGCGTAGCGATACTTTTCTAAGCCTAGCCAAGTTGATCAGTCCAAGGACAGGATCGTTGCTTGCCACCATTGAGGGGATGTCGTCATCAAAGTTAGAGGCTTTGTTGCCGCCGAGCTTAACCCCGATGGATCGACTCAGTTCTCTGAAGTGAGACTCCTGCATCACCTGCTCTGATCTTATGTCGGTCATGGTCAGTGCAAGTGAATGTAGTGTACGGAAATGGATCAGATCCGTTTTAGGGTTTAGGTTAAAGCGTATGGCGGCTCTGTCTCGAGCTTCGTTAGCGGCTTTACGTGTGAAGGCTAGGAAGGCGATTGAGTGTGGGTGAGTGCCCTTCTCTAACGCATCGTCTACCATGTTGAGCAGGGTGGTTGTTTTACCAGTGCCGGGAGGTCCAAATATTCTAAACATCTTTAGACTTCTCCTTCCTGTAAATTTGCTGAACTCGCTGCTTCGAGATGCCAAACCATTTAGCCACAGCAGTCATAGTCATAAACCGCTCGTCAATCATCATGACGATCTCTGCGTTACGACGCCTGCCGTATTCTGGTCCTGTTATATCTTCTACCATTAGAAAGGTGCCTTATAGTCGTTACCAAACTTCGGTGTTTCTATATCAATGTCCGACGTGTCGAACGAGGGGATCTGCCATACACGTACAGCACGGCCTTTGATCTTCAATACAACACTTGAACCGTTAATGTCACGTAAGCGTTGAGCGATGCGATGAGACTTGTACTCGAAGAATTTATTCTTCTTGAGAAAGTTCTCAAAGTCTTTCAGTCTAAAGTAAGTGATGCCCTGCTCTTCATCTGTCCATGGACGGCGTAAGAGTATCTCTTCTTTGTCCTGCGCAACCTGTAGGTGACGACAGAACTCTTCGAGGTAATCATAGAACTGACCGCTGGTGCTGGCATCAACTGCAACTTCAATGATGGCACTCTCGTTATCCTTCATCTCATTCAACAGTGTGCTGATGCGGCTTTCCCACTGCTGCTTCGCAACAGAGCGTGGCATCAAGTTTAGCTGCTCCATGCAGGCCTTTTGGAAAGTCATCTGGTTCATCAACGCTTCGGTGTCCATCTCCAATGGTTCGCCATTCACATCCATAAACCATACAGGCGGCGTAGAGTTATACTTACGCAGGTTAGCCACACTGGCCCCTGACACGGCAGCACCTATCCCAAACTTACGAGTACGGCATAAGTCTTTGTTACAGTGCGAGTTGATAGGTGAGTCGCCACACTTGTACGCATATTCTTTGCGCTCAAGCTGCTTGGCCACAATGTTCACTTCGTTAAGTGGCAGTGGTGGAGAGAGGTACTCCATGTTGTACTTTAGGATCTCAGCCTGCCAACTATCGGGGAAGGCCTTACGCAGGTAGACACCAATATTGAACAAACCGTTGTTACGACCACCTTCGCTAATACCTTCTTTACAGATAATCTGTAGGCACGGTGGACCGTTCTGGAGAAACTTTGTTTCGCTAGCGCCAATCACTTGTAGCTTCATCGCTTCTTCAGGGTTCTGAACAAACTGGGTGTACAACTCTACAAACTCGTCTAATGTTGCCGATGTGCCATCGTCTAGGAATGCGTAGCGCAGACCTTCTTCATGGTTGTAGTAAGGTAAGTTAAGAAAGTTACCTACATCGCCTCGATCCAAATGCAGTTTGATCTGCTTTGGGAATATCTCGCTCTCGCCATAACCTAATGCTGCGGCCATGGCCTTTAAAGCTTTCTGCATATCTTTAGCTTCGATCCACTCTGAGGTGAATAGGAAGCAGTGTGCCCCGCCTGATTTAGATCGGCATATAACAAGGGGTAATTTCAAACGGCGGACCTTGTCCACCAGTAACTTGTGGTCTAAAGGGTATTGATCGATATCGATACAGCCCCATTTACAGCAGTTGTCTTCGTTAATAGGTATGATGCCTAGACCATTGCCTGTTCCTAACAAATGGTTTTCCCAAAGCTGCTTGGTCTGTGGTTCGCGAAGAACGCCAGCCTTTCCTTGAGCTTTGCCGCTTGCACCGATCTTTTCAATCTTGAAATAACCATGCGCTTCTTTTAAACCATCAAAGATGGTCATAAACTTTTCTAATGACATTGCTTGCCCCCAATACGGAAAAAGGGCAGGGCTTCATGCCCTACCCATAGTGCTGACCTAGCTTAAAACGGCTCTGCTTTACCGCTTAAACCATCGTCATCCGTATGTTTAACAACAACGTCACCTGTGGTGATGCTGTCAGCAAAAGCTTTGGCGCGAACGTATAGTCCTGCTTCAGCAATGGGGCCCTCACATGACATCTCCCAACCGTGCCATGACCCTTTAGAGTTTTCCTCTTGTGTGGTCTTGAGGTGATAGATGTGTGAGAAACGAGGTGGGGTGAATGGACCATTTGCACCTTGCATGGACCGTGATGCCATGATGCTGTTCCACTTACGCGACTTCTTTAGCTGCGTAGATTTCATAGCGATCAAAGCGGTTTCAAAAGCACCGTCGTCACCGAGTAGGATAACGAAATGCTGATGCGTTTCTTCAATGTATTCACCGCTACCGTCTGCGACATAATCTTTGTTGTCTTCAGTGGAGCGTTGAGTTTCAGGACGCACTTCGCCCGGCTCATAAATAGCAGTCGGCGCACCGTTGCCAGAACCACGAGGGGCCCATTGAATAAAGCGACGTTGGTAAGCGCAAGGGATGACGCTAATACCGTCTTTACCTTTGTATACCATTCCCGTCACGGTGTTGTAGATATCACCCTTACGAGCAACTTCGTTTTCATCTAAGATCGGATCATTACCCGACAACACTTTGAGAAAGGGTAATGCTAAATCATCCTGTCCCATGTTCTCCATGCCCTGACCTGCATCGGCCTCGAACATAGCTGGATCAAATGCTGCTAACTCAGTGGACTTCTTTGCTGCGACTTCTTTAGTTTGTGACATATTACTTTCCTTTCTTAATAACTGCGCGTTGACCTACCCAAGCCCCAAATAATTCCATGGGGAACTCCTCACCTGCTTCACATCGTTCTTTCACAAAAGCGCGTAGCGTCTGTGGGTGAACTTCAGTTTTTTGTTGAGGGATGAAACCCTTGCTCTCTGCAAACGCAGAAAAAGCACTGGCTTGATCATCCTCACCACGACCAAATTGGCACAAGACAGTATTCTTAATAATGTCATCATGATGGTGGTCGCGTAACCACTCGAAAGCGGACGGACGGTTTTGTACTAATATGGATGCACCATACGTTTGTTTGACCTCAACGGTCGAACCGTCTTCAAGAGTAAAAGAAGCAATACCTATCTCTGCAAGCATTGCAGGCATCTCTTCATCGGTGAGCTTCTGAAGGTCTTTCTTAGACTCCTTGAGCGATTTCTCAAGTGCCTCGATAGAACCTTCTTTATCTCGGATTTGGCGGGCCAAGCCTGCTACTGAAGTCAGGCCAGTTTGATCTAAGCGTTCAACAGAGGTGGCTTTCGTTGCTTCAAAGTCGGCCTCCATCAGTTTTGCTAAGTCTTCCATACTACTTTCTCCTTCGTGATTAAAGGCTCCTTTCGGGCCTTGACAAATGCAGATAATATCTTATATCCTAGACGACTTACATGTCAAGCAGTTATTAAAAAAAGAGGACAATTATGCAGAACTATCAATATGAGACTACGCCGTATGACCATCAGCGCGTTGCACTAGAGGACTCGTGGTCCGCGGAGTACTACGCTCTGTTTATGGAGATGGGCACGGGTAAAACCAAGGTGGCTATTGATACGATGGCTATTCTCTACGAAGCAGAGAAGCTTAAAGCGGTCTTGATTATAGCGCCCAAAGGGGTGTACGACAACTGGGTAAAAGGTGAGATACCGATACACCTGCCAAAGCGCATAACGCGTCAAGTATGTCGCTGGATACCCTCAAAGACCAAGAAGTTTGAAGAAGAACTAATGGACTTTATTGTCAAAAAAGACCCTATTCTAAAGATATTTGTGATGAACGTTGAAGCTTTTTCCACCCCGCGTGGCACTGAAGCAGCCACGGCGTTTTTGTATCAGAACCCGGCTAATATGGTGGTGGTTGACGAGTCGACAACAATAAAGAACCGTAAGGCTGCGCGGACCAAGAACATCATGTCCCTGCAGAAGCGGTCTAAGTATCGCCGAATATTAACAGGTTCACCTATTACAAAAAGCCCGATGGACCTCTTTAGCCAGTGTGGTTTTCTTGCAGAGAAGTCGCTTGGCTTTAATAGCTACTACGCCTTTCAGGGACGGTATGCGAACATCCAGCAACGGACCATGGGCCATCGAAGCTTCCAACAGGTGATGGGTTACCAACGTCTGGACGAGCTGTCTGATAAGTTAGATGTCTTTAGTAACAGGGTGTTAAAGGTGGACTGCCTAGACTTGCCGCCTAAGGTGTATATCCGTCGGGATGTCGAGCTGACGCCTGAGCAAGAAAAGTTATACCGCCAAATGAAGAAGTTAGCCCTTGCTAAATTAGAGAGTGGTGAACTTGCCACGACCGCCAGTGTATTGACCCAGATTATGCGTCTTCAGCAAATATGCTGCGGCCATTTGATGCCTGATGATGGCCCGATGGAGCTGATCAAGAATAACCGCTTGCCCGAGCTTATGGACATTGTTGAAGAACTTCCGGGTAAGGCCATTATATGGGCCACGTACACTCATGACATCTTGCGGATATCAGAAGCTCTCAGCGAACGCTTTGGTCCTGATTCGGTGGCCACGTACTACGGTGATACCGCCCAAGACGAAAGGCAGGAGATTGTTAACGATTTCCAAGATACCGAAAACCCACTACGGTTCTTTGTGGGACAGCCTCGAACAGGGGGTTACGGCATCACACTGACGGCAGCGACGACGGTCATCTATTACAGCAACAGCTATGACTTGGAGATCCGCTTACAGTCCGAGGACCGTGCGCATCGAATTGGTCAGACTAATAAGGTGACTTACATTGATTTGGTCTCGCCTAATACGATTGATGAGAAGATTTTGCAGGCTTTACGCAGTAAGATAGACATTGCAGGACAAGTACTCAAGGAAGACACCAAGAGTTGGTTACGTTAATTATAAGGAAGTAATGATGAGTTTGATATTTAAGCCTCGGATTGCATACCATTTTGGAAGTGCAAAGGTTTTGGCAGCTAAGGCTAAATCCCGAAATTCTCACCAAGAGCAGTACACATGGGAAGAAAAAGAGATTCAATTCTTAATTGAATTACGCGCTTTAAAAGTGTCTTTTTCGCAGTGTGATAAGATGTTAAAAAGGAAGAAGGGTAGTTGTTCTAACTGCATTCAGTTTCGTAATCTTTACGAAAAAATAAACAGTAAACGTCAGGCCCTTATACAAGGCGTGTTAAAAGATGATTAGTTAAGTCCATTTTACTTTATTTGACCACCAAGCCGCAGACATTTTACCTTTTTTAATGTTTGCAGCATGGCGGGCTTTGAAGGAGTCAGACCGCTTTGTTTTATCTTTATCTCCAGTGACG